TCCTGCGGCATCAGTCGCACCATCCTGTCGAAGTCCTTCAGGACTCGCAATAGGAAACCGTTGGATGTTGTCAGTTGCTGGCCGTTGGCACGCAGCTCCTCATATCTCCATTGATAAGAAAAATCTTTGTGGATGATGTGCCGGATTTTCTGCGTCAGTTCGGCCAACTCCAGACGGTCATTAGCGGCTACTATGACACTTATCTGTACTTGGTCGGTGCCGCCTTCAAACGGATCATCCTTAGTCGAGTCCTGATTGTTCAGCCCGTCGAACGTGACGATGACATACGGACATGGCGTATTCTCAGCTTCCAAGTCGGGGACTGGAATAGCTGTGCAATACAAGCGATTGCCTATTGACTCCATCAGTTCCGCGTCGGCACTGAGGGCGTCGTAGAATATTATGTCTGTCTGAAGGCTCATACTATCCGCGTAAATGTAATTGTTTGAAAATCGGGCGAGTGACAACCTTTGCCATTGCATCGGAGCACTCGCCCGACCAAGGAACTACTGTTCTATGAGAGAGCGCGAGAGAGTTTAGGCGGGCACGGTCACGGTGATGGTGTCGGTCACGGTGCTGTCGTCGGGCAGAGTAGCCGTTACGGTTACGACTGCGGTTCCGGCGGTAGTACCAGCAGAGATGACACCTGCGTTAGTTACAGATACACCAGTGAGAGCGGTGGTCACAGCGTAGGTGATGGTTGCACCAGCGACGTTGCAGATAGCGGGAACGGTCTTTGAGCCGTTCTTGGCCACTGTCACGGCGTGCTGAGAAGCGAGCACCTGCGGAGTGTTGGCATCCATCACAGCGTAGCAAGCGAAAGCCTGAGTGGTGCCGCCTGCGCCGTTGATGTAGATAGAGAGGTCAGTCATCGAGAACGCGGTGTTCAGGGTGATGGCGGTGATGTTCTTCTTAGACACAGCCTGAGAGGTTGCGTCGATGGTCAGACGAACGTCGCCGTGCTGCTGGGCAGCGAACCACTCGTAGTAGCCGATTTCGAGGTAACGACCAGAACCTGCAACGAGCTTGCCGCTGGCGTTGAGCTCGGAGTTCACGTAGTGAGAGACGGTGTAGCGATAACCGCAGCAGCGACCGTTCTCGATGACGAAGCCACCGGCAGCACCCTTGATCTTCGGTGTAGCCATCAGCTGAGCCTCGGTCACGCGGTCCATTGACAGGCAAACCTCGCCCTCGAAGAATCCCTTGTTAGAGAACTCTGCAACGGCTGTGAGAATCTGCTTGTACTCGTCGCCACTGCCCAGGGTGATGACACCCACAGGAGCAAGGTTAGAGAATGCGCCCTTGTTACCGGTCCACTCAGCGCGGCTGTAAATCTTCTTAGCCCAATACTCGCGGATGGCGATACCGAACTTGCTCTGCACGAAGGCCATGAGGTCGAAGGCAGCGTTGTCGATAGCCATGTTGCTGATGGGCACGGTCAGACCGCAACGGCGAACGGTAGGAGTGATGTTGGCGAAGTTCAGCACCTGGTCAGACAGAGCCTCGATTTCACCGACCTCTTCCATCTCCACGTCGTTGATGCTGACAGGCCAAATCTCGTTGCCAGTCACACCAGTGATGATGTTCAGACCTTCGGGCAGTCCCAGACCCTCATGGAGAGTAGGAATTAGCTCGTGGATAGAGAGACGGATGGCACCGGAAGCGTCGATGTTGGCACTCACGTTGGTTGTGCCGTCGCTGTTCAGACCGCTCGAAAGCAGAATCTCACGCTGTGCCTTGCCAGGGTTCGTGCGAACGTCCTGAAGCATCTCGCGGAACTGAGCCTGCAAGGTAGCCTGACGACGATTCTCCATGTTGTTAGCATGAGCACCGTCGGCGTTCTTCAGGTCCATCTCGCGTTTGATGGTGTTCAACTCACGGGTCAGATCGCGCTCCTGTGCGGCCTCCTCGTCTGTCAAGTCACGATTCTTAGCCTTGTCGTAGATTTCGCCAAGTCTGTCGTTTACCTCGCGAGCCTGAACTTTCAGCTCGTCGTAGGTCATTGTCTTGATTTCTTTCATTTCTCAAAACGTTTTAAGGGTGAATAAAAAAAACTTGTTACTTGTTACTTGTTACTTGATTTCTCGTTAGTATGTCATGTTTTCCAGCATGACCTCGTTGGCACGGAGTACGCGCTGACGGCGGGCATTCTCCTTGGCTATTTCAGCAGCCTTCAGTCGTGCCAGTTCTTCCTTTTCACGCATTTCCTTCAGCTTGCGCTCCTCCTCGGCCTTGGTTTCCTGCTCACGCTTCTCCACCAGGGCAGCGGGTTCGCCTACCTTGCTGTCAAGGAACTCATCGACCTCGCGGGTGTCAACGGTGGTCTGCTCGTAGGCAGGATGTCCGGCGATGGTTACGTCATACAGGCCAGTGACCTTCTTGACGTGACGGAGCCATACCTCTTTGCCCTCGGCATTGCGGTCTTCGATCTTCTCGTAGCTCACGCCGTTCTCGCTGTCTTCTTCGTCGGCACGGAAAGCGAACGACATGCCCGTGATGTCGCCGCGCTCGATGGCACTCAGCAGTTCGTTGGCTCGCTCGGTGTCGGCCAGAGTACACTCGACACGCAGTCCGCGCTTGTCGAGCTGTAGGTTCAATGTGCCCTTGCCATTGCGCCAGCGGCCAAGGATAGCCGTGTTGTCGTGGAAGGCTGTGAGCACCACATCTGAGCGTTGCAGCAGTTCGTTGGTGATGCTGCCTGGCTCCATGATTTCGTACACTTCGCGGTACGACGACCACGGCACGAGGTTGACAGAGCGAACACCGAACACGACGGCATAGCCCTCGATGGTGCGACTGCGCTCCTCGCCCTCAGCAGCCTCGCGGACGTGGAGTCCTGAGACTTGCAGGTCGATCTGTCGATTTAATTTCTTGTTGCTCATTTTCTTATCATTTTTGATAATTATCGTTCTATTATGCGGGTGTTTTTACGCTCTGGGTTTACTGCGCGATTCAGACGGTCGCTGAAGACGATGGCGTGGCTCTGTTCCATCAGTTCGTCCATCACCTTCCGGCGATCTTCGTCTTCGCCAATTCGCATCCGGCGTTGGGGTGTTGCTTCTCGTTTCATTGTGCACCCCCTCCCCACAGGTTTACCATGAACGCCTTGCCGTCGCTGCTCTCGATGGTCTTGCCGTCGCGGTCAACAAGAATCATGTGGCGGTCTTTCAGACCCACACGCAGCAGCTTGCCGTCAGAGGTTCGGAATACCAACTCGTTCACGTCGCGGAGATAGCCCTGGCGCACGATGATAGTGCGGAAAGCCTGCACGCCCGTGCCGCCGTTAATTTTCTCCGAGAGATTGGTAAAGCTCCAAGCCGTGTTCAGGGTGATACTCGTCACGTTTCGCTCAGCCACTTCCTTGCTCACGCCGTCGATTATCATGCGGGCCTGATCGTGCTGGGCAATCTTGAACCACTTGAAGATGCCGATGCCGATAGCGTCAGCCGCCTTGCGCACCAGCTTGCCGTTCTCGTTCAACTCCGTGTTGAAGTATTTGTTCACCACGTAGGGGTAGCCACAGCATAAGCCGTTCTGGATGACCATGCGGCCCTCTTCCGGCACTATCGGGGTGCATTTCAGGCGCACCTCCATCAGTTCGTCCATGATGATCACCGCCTCGCTCGTGTCGTAGCCCTCCAACTCCAGCAGCGTCATCTGCGCCATGATGCTTTCGTACCACGACCCTTCGGGCACTACCCAGTTCGAGGCGTGGGCACCGCTGAACGGCCCATTGTTGCCGTCCCATCGAGCGGTAGAGTACAGGTGCTGCGCAACATACCGACGCTGTGCCAGCATGAACTTGCGCTGCACATACGTCAGCAGGTCGAAGCCCGCCGAGTCGATGGCCATGTTCGACACTTCCACGGTGATGCCCGTGCGGACGGGTTCGGCACCGCGAATCTGGGCAAAGCCAAGCGACTGCTCTGAGAGCTCGCCCACCTCGTCTTCTTCCTCAATCTCTACGTCGTTGATGCTCACCGGCCACACCTCGGCTGAGTCCACGCCCGTCGCCACCTCCAAGCCTGGGGGCAGACCCAAGTCGCCCTCCAAGGTCGGCAGGAAGTCGCGGATGGTCAACCGTATGGCACCGCTCGCGTCAAGGCACGACTGGTCGCCCTGGAACTTCGCCTCCAGCGTCAGTTCTCGTCTGTGGTCACGCGCTCCTCGGAGCACTTCGCGCATCCTTCGCGCTATGTCTTTTCTTTCGGGTATCATATCTATCCTTCGTTTTCGTTTTCTGGGTTTACTGCGGGCGTTTCGGGTGTAGGATCGGGCGTCGGTGTTGGCTCTGGCTCAGGTTCCACGAGGTTTACCTTCTGATTCGGCAACTCCGTGGCGGTCATCTGAATCTGGTTGTCCTGATAGTCCTCGTTGAACGAGGTAATCTGATACCATTTTCCGTTGTACTTCAGCAAGCACCAGCGGTCGATGTCCTTGTTGTAGCGACACCGAAACATCACGGTGTCGTAAGCATCCAGTGCCCCTTCGTGCATAGCCTTCACGCCCTTGGTGAACGTCTCGCCCATCCAGTACGTGCCAAGTATCGTGTACTTTGCCTGCCCTGATTTGAAGGTGCCGCTCTCGGTGTAGCGCTTCGCCACCGTCACGCGCTTGTTTAGCATTCCTGTGCTGTAGGCCATAGTCATTCGTCGTTAGGGTCTGAGGAATATGTGCCTTTGCGGAAAGGCATTACCAGGGCATCGTATCCGTAGTCGATGAGGTACATGTTCTGCATGGACAACACTCCCTTGTGCTGATACTGATGATCCACCAGTAGTAACGTGGCGCTCACGATGTCTTCAGGCACCTGTGTCTGGTCTTGGTCATTCATGGCCTTCAACTCAGCTTCGGTGCGTTGCAGATAGCGCAGGGTGAAGTTCTCGGCTGTCGCCCCGTATCGCTTCAGCGTGTTATCCTCATCCGTGAAGTCTCGCGGAATGCGCAGCTGGTCCTTGATGTCCTCCAAGGTCAACCAGCGCATGGTGTACGTTCGTTCTGCCATTATTCAGCTCCTTCCTCGGCACCCTCGCCGCCTTTAGTGGGTTCTGTGGGTTGTGGAGTAGTAGTAGGGCGTCCACCAGTCTGTGCCTCTGCGCCCTTCGCCATGAGAGCCTTCAGCGTCATCAGGTTTGCGCTGGCCATTGGCTCGTCGCCGTCCTTGATGCTTGGCAGGTCGTACTGGTTGCGCAGTTCGTTCACGGTGTTCACACCCGTTTCCAGATGTATCTTGTCAATCTCAGCCTGACCCTTTGCGTCGAGTCGTCTCAGCGGCAATTCGCAGACGTGAATCCTTCGCTTGCCGAAGTCATCTGCCGTCAGCAGTTTGGCGTTCATTTCGTCCTCCCACTCGCGTATTCTCGGCTGAATGGTGCGCAGCATGAACTCCTGCGTGGCGTGCTCAGGCATCTTGTACGAAGAGCCTGCATCTTCCATCATCATGATTCTTGGGACACCCAGAATGCGGGCGAGGTCGCTCACCTGGAAGGAACGCTGTTCGAGAAGTTGAAGCTGTTGCGAGGTCTGAGAAATGATCTGCGGGTTCATCACATTATCGAGGATCACCACGTCGCCCGCAGCCCAGTCCTCGCCGAAACGTTTGGCTGTTCTTCGCAGCTCCTGGGAGTTCGCACGTCCTCGCGTTCCGCCGCCGTTCGGTGCCTTCTCTTCCTGAAGCAAGACTTTGTGGCGACCGCCTTTGGCTACGTCCTGGAGAGCTTGTTCGTCGGCGGTACCGGCAATCTGCAAAGCCTTGAAAGCGTAGTCGAGCGTCGGGATTCCCATGTAGTAGTCTTCCGTCAGGAACACGTTCTTGAAGTGCATCACGTCCTTTGCGTCCGCCTCCACCTTCATTCTCGGCCCTCGCGTCGAATTATACACGAGGCTGTAGCGGTTGGTGATGGGATTGAAACCGCCACCCGTGCAAAGCCACAGGGCGATCGGTTCGCCATACTCTCCACGCTCGATATACACGTAGGCGTTACCATAGTACACCTTGCGGTACTCAATCTGCTCTTGCAACTGCGAGGCAGTCATCAGCGGGTTCGGCCTTACCTGCAACAGATAGTTTAGCCTGTTGCCGTCGGTGGGAATGGTTCTACGTCTGTCAAGGTAGCCCCTGTCTTCCGTGAAGTTGCCTCCTTCGGTGTCGAGGCGTTGGTACTGCGTCACCATTTGCCCCATCGTCTGCATGATCAAGCTCACTCCGCGATACCATGCCGGTATGAGCAGGCTTCTGCGACCATACGGATTCACAACCTTCGATTCCCAGTCCGCACTCTTCACGGGCTGGTTGCTTGGATCGTTCGGGTCTGTGGTCACAGGCACGCCTGTCTGCTGAGGAGACATCTCGCGCTTCTGACCTCGAACCCAGAACTCTCGTTGAAAAATGTTTGCCATGAAATTTGCTTTTATCGTTACTTTCTTACTCACGATAAAAGCTGTTTAGGGTTTACTGACCATTTTCGTGACATCACGAAAATGATACTTCAACCCAAAAAAACGCCCCTCTTCTACCCCACCTCAGAAAGAAATCTGCCGAAATGTTTGGCACTTTCGGCGAATAATATGTACCTTTGCGCCGCTCAATCCTTATTAGACGCAATGGATCACCTATGCCGCGCGGCCCATAAAGGGTCTCTCGGCAATGCGGCATAGAATCCGCGCGTCAATAGGATTGAGCGCCAACTGACAGCCGAGAGGCCCTTTTTATACCTTATTATATTATTATCAATCCTAAAAACAAAACAACTATGAAAAAGTACCTATTCCTGGCGCTCTGCGCCGCCCTCTTCGCCTCCTGCGAGGCACCTGTTATCGAGGGCGAAGACTCCACCGTGTCCTCGGCATCAGCCGATGGAAAGACAAAGAAGTTCACGTTTACGTTGAAGGGGGACTTCAGCACCGACTGGAAGCCGGTCACCCGCGGCTATCTGCAAGCCGACGGCAAAGACCTCACCGACGTGTGGGTGCTCGATTATGACGGCGAGGGGAATCTGCTCCAGCAGCTTCACCAAGACGACAACACCGCTACTGACTTCGGACAGCCAGTAATGAACTTGGCCTACGGGCAACACCATGTCTATTTCATTGCATCCCGCGGAACCGGCGCAACCCTCAACACGGATGCGAAAACAATCACATTCACGAAGGTGCTTGACACCTTCTACAAGGATTATGAGGTGACGGTGGTATCTACATCTAACGGGAACCGCGCTGTGACGCTGGATCGCGTGGTCACGAAGCTGCGCCTCATCTTCAATGATGCAATTCCCGCCGATGCCGCCACCTTCAACGTGACACCTGCTACATGGTACTACGGCATTAACTACGCCACAGGTGCGCCATGCGCCGCCGCTACCTCACAGACCGTCACCATCAACATACCATCTACATCAATAGGTGTGACTGGCGAGAGCGTGAACGTCTTTGGTTTTTCTACCGCAACGGAATGGAACACCGATGTCGATGTCAACAGCAAGACCAGCGGTGGTGATGTGCTGGGCAGCGCCACCATCGCTAATGTCCCCTTCAAAGCCAACCGAGTGAGCGAGTACAATGGACCACTTTTTAGCTCTGGAGGCTCCCTCACCATGAGCCTCAATACATCATGGAATGACAGCCACACAGGAACTTGGTAAACCACCGTTCCCGTCGCGTTAGCGTCTGGTTTCCAACATTATGAGCACCCTCCGTGACCTCAACCTCACCCCCGCTGACTACTTTGCCTACCTCCGTGGCGAAGCGAGTGACAGAATCATGGACCTCTGTGACGATCACCGGGACGATGCGGACTTTCCTTGGCCTGACTTCCTCTTGCTGGAAGTCATTCAGCGTAAGGTGAACCGAGGCTACCGATACCGCCTGCGTGATGAACCGCTGCCCGAGGACTGCCCTATCCTTGGCCGACGTGTGGCCGCAGGGCGCGACTGCTGGTGTGACGATTGCCCGCACGCCACGCTGGATGGCTCTGAAGAGTCGCAGGTGCCGTTCTTCAAGCGGTATTGGTGCGAGGTGTGAACCCCTCCCCATCCCTCCCCGTGGGGGCGAGAGACCACCTCCCATAAAACCACCCCTTTAGTGGACTGGGGCTTATAATTAACAATAAAGGTGTCCGTTTGGGCACCTTTATTGTTAATTTTTGTTATAATTGCACACTTTTTTTGCTACTTCCTTTCGCATATACGCGAATAAAGTGTTATCTTTGCAGCGCAAAACACGAAAGAACTATGTGTAAACTAAGAATAAAAGAGCTGGCTCGTGAACGCCACGTCACCATGCGGCAGCTGGCGAAGGCGTGCGGCTACCGGCAGGCCACGTCACTCAACCAGGCCATGCAGCGCGGACTGCGCATCCCGCAGTTGGAGGACATCGCCTTTACCCTCGGTGTTGACGTTCCTGACCTCTTCGAGCGCACTCGCACCACCATTCAGTGCCCACATTGCGGCAAAGTGTTTACAATTAAAACGGAATAGACGATGACATCCCAAGAATTTACAGTACGGAAGCGGATATGCACGGCGGCGGATGGCTATCAGTTCATCACCAGCGGATTCCCTAACCGCTCGCGGGGTGGACGGACGTTTGAGAGTGTGGACGGCATGTGGGCGATTGACCTGCTGCCTGGATTGGGGCCGAGGGAGGCGGATATGGAGAACCTGAACGGCAATCGGTCGCCGCGTCAGGGCATAGCGGTGGACCTGCATGTGAGCCGCGTCGAAAGGGATGGCTACCGCAAGATGTGGGTGTTCGGCTTCGTGGGTCGCAGCAGGTGCA